GCCTCGGCGGGTTGCATCTCACGGTCCCCGCGCTGGTTTCCCAGCCTACTGGCGAAGCATTGCCCGAAATCCCACGGTGAGCGCGGATGTAACGCCGCCCAAGGCGCTGAAGCCCGGCCGCGAGGTGGGGCTTTTTGCTGACCTAAAGAACGCAAGAAAATTGCGTGCTTTTCATTTGACAAACATAAATGTAATACCCCCCCCCCCAAAAAGGGACCGTTTTGGGCCGTTTTGAGGTCTGCGGACGCAAGACCCCGGCATTTCTGTAGGTGCAGGCTTCTAAATGGTGTCCCCAGTGGTCGAAGGCATCTCAATTCGCGAGTTTGCCCGCCGCGCAGGATGCGACAAGGTCGCGGTACAGCGGAAAGTGAAAAGCGGGCATCTGCCGGCGCTTTCCGATGGGACGCTTGATCCGCGCCACGTCGATCAGGACTGGCGCGGAGGCGTGTCCCCGATCCCAATGCTGGGGACGTCCATCGGGGACAGTGAAACCATCGAGGAAGCAGCTGCCCGGATCGTTACGGATGAGGGCGCTGTCTGGTCCAAGGCTGAGGCTGAGCGGATCAAGGAAAACTACGCGGCCCGGCTTCGCCAGCTCGAGTACGATCGCGAAAGCGGGCTCGTCGCTGAGATTGACGATGTCGCCATCGCGGTCGCGACAGAGTTGTCGCTGGTTCGGAACAAACTGCTGAATATCGGCTCCCGCGTCGCCCCGCGTATCGCCGTCATGAATTCGGCCGAGGCCATCAAAGCGATGATCGACGCCGAGGTTGTCGTGGCTCTTGAGGAATTGTCCCTCGATGCTCCTGGAGCAACCGATTACGCCGAGCTCCGCGGCGCGCTACAGGAACGGTTCGGACAAGCTTCTTAGGCAGGTTCGGCGCGCTCGACTGGAGGCGCTGAAGCCTCCGCCGAAATTGACGGTCAGCCAATGGGCCGATCGGTATGCGTATCTCTCGATTGAGACGAGCGCCGACGCTGGCAAGTTCAAGTCGTTTGCCTATCAGGACGGCATCATGGATGCGGTCTCCGATCCGTCGGTAACCAAGATCACGGTGATGAAGTCGGCGCGTGTCGGCTACACCAAGATCCTCGACCATGTCGTCGGGTACTTCATTCACCAAGACCCAGCGCCGACGTTGATCGTGCAGCCGCGCGTCGAGGATGCTGAGGACTACAGCCGGACCGAGATCGCGCCGATGCTGCGCGACACGCCCGTGCTGGCTGAGATCGCAGGCGATTTGAAGTCTAGGGATTCGACGCAGCGCGTCGAGAAGCGCGTCTTTCGCAACGGCGCATCGGTCGCGTTCGTGGGAGCCAACAGCCCTGGCGGTTTTCGCCGGATCACGGCGCGCATCGTCGCCTTCGACGAGGTCGATGGATATCCGGTGCAGGGCGCCGGCCTAGAGGGCGATCAGATCGCGCTCGGGACCAAGCGGACAGAGAGCTTCTGGAATCGGAAGATCATCTTGGGCTCCACCCCGACGATCGATGGTGTGAGCCGCATCCAGAAGTCTTGGGATGAAAGCGATCAGCGTCGCTATTTCGTCTCGTGTCCGCATTGCACTCATCGCCAGACGCTCAAATGGGCCAATCTGCGATGGGATCGTGACGAAGCCGGAAATCACCTGCCAGAGACAGCGCATTTCCGCTGCGAAGGCCTCGGCTGCCGGATTGAGGAACACGACAAGCCCGCGATGATCGATGGCGGCCAGTGGGTCGCCGGCAAGCCGTCTGCCGGCCATGCCGGCTTCCACATCTGGGCGGCCTATAGCCTATTTCCGAATGCCGCCTGGCGGCACCTCGCGACCGAGTGGCTGCGGGTTTACAAGGATCCCGCGCAGAAGAAGACCTTCGTCAACCTGGTCCTCGGCGAGCCGCATCAAGAGGCGATCGAACTTACCGACCCGGCCGCGCTCGCCAAAAGGTGCGAGCCCTATAATTTCGAGACGCTGCCAGAAGGCGTGAAGCTGATCACGATCGGCGCGGATACGCATCCGGATCGATTGGAGGCCACCTTTGTCGGCTGGGGAGCCGGCGGCGAGTCCTGGGTGGCGCGGCACGAAGTCATCCCAGGGGATGCGTCGAGCCTCACGCTTTGGGCCGAGTTCGACAAGCTGATTGCCGAGCCTTGCTTCACCGACGATGGCCGGACCTTGATGGCGCAGGCCGTCTGCATCGACAGCGCCGGCCACAATTCGGAGATGGTCTACAAGTTTTGCCGTGAGCGGAAGCGTCGGCGGGTCTACGCCACGATCGGTCGCGGAAATCCAAACCCCGCCGCACCTCGGATGATCTGGCCGAAGACGGTCAGCCGCACCAAGAACAGCGGCGACAAGCCTTACACGGTCGGCGTCGATACGGCGAAAGACGATATCTCGTCTCGCCTGTCGATCGTGCCGGCCGCTGACGGCCCAACGGCGCGCGCGATCCACTTCCCCATGCTTGGATTGAGCGCCGACTATTTCCAGCAGCTCACTTCCGAGCACGCAGTCGTCCATTACGACGCGCTGAACAAGCCGATCAGGAAGTGGGTCAAGAAGTCGCCGGGCGCTCGCAACGAGGCTTGGGACTGCATGATCCTGGCGCTCGCGGCGCGGATGTCGCTGCCGGCCCGATTGGACCCGAAGATCGCACGAATTCAGCAGGCGCCCACTCAAAAAGTGGAGGTCATTGCCGAGATCGAGCAATTTCCTGACGAAACCGCCGAGCAACTGCCGGTCTCCGTCAAATCTACGGTTGTTTCGACCGATCGCGCGTTGCGCAGGCAGGCATGGGCACGTCGATGAGCTTTCTGAGCAGGGTGAAATCGCTGGTATCGGGAGCGCCCCGCGTTCCCGCGCCAGCATCTCGCCCTACTGCTCGCTGGCTCCGCGATGCCCCCGATGGCGCGCTCTCGATGCGACGCGCCAGCATTATCGACAGTCGGGATGACATTCGGCAGTCGTGGGACCGCATCGCCGCGCTCGCGGTGGACTTCATCCAGAACTCCGGCCGGCTGAAGGGCGCGGTCGACCAGGTCTTGGCCGACACGGTCGGGACCGAGCTCAAGCTCAACGCCCGGCCGGACTTGTCCCGGCTGGGCTACGACGCGAAAGAGACGGCGGACTGGGCGCGCATCGTGGAGCGCCGCTGGCGGCAGTGGGCGTGGAACCCGGCCGAGTGCGATCTCCGCGGCAAGTTCACCGTGCCGCAGTTGGTCGACATCGGTTTGCGCCATCACGTCGCCTATGGCGAGGCGACCGGCATCATCGACTACATCGCGCCGCGGCAGCGGCAGCGCTACGGGATTGCGACCGGCGTCAAGGTCTGTATGGTCTCCCCGACCAAGCTGGTCCGTGACACCAACGAGATCGAAGGCATCTTCCAGGGCGTGATCCACGACCCCAACGGCCGGCCCACCCATTATCGCTTCACCGAGACGGAAGGGTTCATCTCCCGCAAGACGGACTACCTCGCGCGTGACCGCGCCGGCCGGCAGCTCGTCATCCATGCCTTCGATCCGTGGGACGCATCGGATGTGCGCGGCGTCTCGGTGATCGCGGCTGCCATGCGCACGCATGCCCACGCCGAGGTGCTGGGCGACGCGACGCTTAACACGGCGATCCTGCAGACGGTCTTTGCAGCGACGCTGACGAGCCCCGAGCCGAGCCTTGATGCGTTTCAGGCGCTGGAGGAACTGACGGAAGACGCGCCGGAGCTGAAAGACGATTTCCTCGGCTACTGGGGCGCCAGGATGGACAAGGCCCGTGAGGGCGGTCTGTCCATCAACGGCACGAAGGTCTCGCACCTGGCGCCCGGCGAAGCGCTCGATTTCAAGACGTCCGGCACGCCCGGATCGAACTATCTGCCGTTCTCGCAGAACCTCTATCGCGAGATGGCCCGGTGTATCGGGATCACCTACGAGGCGCTCGCCATGGATCACGTCGGCGCGACGTATTCGAGCGTGCGGATGTCGAACGCGAGCATCTGGCCGGTCGTGGTGCGACGCCGCGAGCGGATCGCCGCGCCGATCTGTCAGGCGATCTACGAAAACTGGCTGGACGAGGAGATCGGCGAAGGCCGCATCCCGTTCAAGGGCGGTTACGAAGCGTTCAAGGCCAACCGGCAGGCCGCTTCCTGGGCGGAATGGCAGGGCCCGGCCAAGCCGACGGCGGACGACTACAAGTCGGCGCGCGCGGCGACCGAGCGGCTGCAGAACGGCACCTCGACGCTTGCCGTCGAGTGCGCCGAGATGGGGCTGGACGTCAACGACGTGCTCGCCGTCAGGGCGACCGAGAAAGCTGAGCTGGAGCGCCTCGGCTTGCCCAACCCGTTCGAGCGGGTGAAGGGCGGCGGCGCTCCAGTCGAGACGGAGTCCGCCAGTGCCGCTTGATCCGATCGATCCCTGCGAGGAGGCCGAGCGGCTTCGTCGCCGGCGCACCGCCATCTTGGCCGGCGAGGCGGAAACGTCGATCCGTGTCGATGACGAGGAGGTCCGGTTCGGGACCAGGATCGACATGGCCGGGCTCGATCGCGAGATCGCCCGATATGAAGGGCTGTGCGCTGCCGCGACAGGCGCGCCGGCTCCGGCTCGCACACGCTTTGCCCGCCGCTCGGGCTTTCGACCCTACTGAGGTTCACCAGCATGGCAGTGGTATTGGAGGACGGAAAGCTTCGGCTCTCCGGCTATGTCGGCGATTATTTTTTTGAGGATGGGTTCACATCTTCGGACGTCGTCGTTGCCTTAGCAGCGGTCGAGGACAGCGACCCGCTCGCAGTGCACATCAATTCCGGCGGCGGGATTGCGACCGAGGGCGCGGCAATTCACGCGCTGCTCACCGCCCGCGCTGGCCGGACCGATGTGGTGGTCGAGGGTATCGCCGCGTCCGCAGCGTCGTTGATCGCCATGGCCGGCGAAACCGTCACGATGGCCGCTGGTTCGGTGATGATGATCCACGATCCGAGTGGCTACACTTTCGGCACCTCCCAGGATCATGGCAAGACGATCGAAGGCCTCGAAGCGCTCGCGACGGCCTACGCCCGGGTTTACGCGACGAAAAGCGGCCACACCGCCGATGAGTGCCGCGCGATCATGAAGGCCGAACGGTGGTTCACGCCACAGCAGGCCGTCGATCAAGGCTTCGCCGACGCAACCACTGAGCAGATCACGGCCGAGCCCGTCGCGGCATTCGATTACCGGACATACGCCCACGCCCCCAAGCGCCTCACGGCTATGGCGAAGGCAAAGAATTGGCAGCTCACCGCCGCCGATGGTCGGGCCCCTGCGCCCGATAAGTCACCCCGTCAAACCAAGGAGACCGACATGACGGATACGACCACGGCGGAAGCGAAAGCCGCCGAGCTCGCCGCTGCGCGTGCGGAGGCTGGCAAGGCCGCCGTCGCCAGCTTCAAGGCCCGCCGCACGGCGGTCATGAGCATGGAGGCGGCAAAGGGTCGCGAGGCCTTGGCCGACGTGCTGATCGAGACGGAGATGACCGAGGACGCGATCAAGGTCGCGCTCGAAGCTGCGCCGAAGGCCGGCGTTGTCGATCCCGCCGACGAACCCAAGCCTGATGCCGAAGCCTACGCCGCCGAACGCGCCAAGGCGTCTGGCCTGGCCGTGCCGGGATCGGGCAAGCGCCCGACGAACAGCCTGACCATCAACATGCGCAAACTGCTCGGCAAGGAGGCCGCCTGACATGCCCGCGCTCATCAATGAAGGCCGCTATGCCAGCGACTGGCTCAAGGCCGAAAGCCACAACTCTGGCTACTCGCGCGAAGAGATCATCGTGATCTCCGGCGCCGGAATCGTCGAAAGCGGAACAGTTCTCGGAAAGATCACCGCTTCCGGCAAGTACAAGCCCGTTACCGTCGCGGCCAGCGACGGCAGCCAGAACGCGGCCGCCATCCTCCTCAATCGGGTGGACGCCACCTCGGCCGACGCGCCTGCGGTCGCAATCGTCCGCGAAGCGATCGTGGTTCACCAGGGCCTTCGATACGGCGCTGACGTGGACACCGCCCCCGAGCGCCTGGCGGTTCACAACGCCCTGCGTGCTTTGAACCCGCCCATTCTCGTGCGCGAAGGAGCGTGACGATGCCGACTGTCCTCGATATCTTCAACAACTCGGCATTCAGCGCCACGTCGCTGACCGAGGCGATCAATATCGTTCCGAACGACTACGGCCGCATCCGCGAGCTGGGGCTGTTCGGCGACGAGCCGATCACGACCACCACCGTCGCGGTCCAGTTCGAGAACGGCACGCTCAATTTGCTGCCGACCCGCGAGCGCGGCGCGCCGTCCTCGCTCGGCATGCCCGAGAAGCGCGGTGTTCGTCAGTTCGGCACGTTCCACATCCCTCACGACGACTTCGTGCGCGCCGACGACATCCAGAACATCGTCGCCCGCACCGCCTCGGATGGCGTGCTGGAGGCGGTGGAGACTGTCGTCAACCGCAAGCAGATCGTGATGCGGCGAAAGCACGCCATCACGCTCGAGCACATGAAGATGGGTGCGCTGCGCGGCGATATCCTGGACAGCGACGGCTCGTCCCTCCTCAATCTGTTCACGGCTTTCAACGTGACGCAGAAGAGCGTCGACTTTGTGCTCGGCACTGCCGGCACCGACGTCAAGGCGAAGGCTCGGGAGGTCAGCCGCTACGTCGAGGACAACCTTCTGGGCGAGGTGATGTCCGGCATCCATGTGCTGGCGTCGCCGGAGTGGTACGAGAAGTTCATCGGCCACGCCAAGGTCGAGGACATCTACAAGTACTACGATGGCACGAACAACCCGCTTCGGCAGGATGTTCGTCGCGGCTTCCCCTTCCACGGGCTGACGATCGAGGAATATCGCGGCTCGGCGCAGTATCTGCAGGAGGACGGCACCTACGCCACGCGCCGCTTCATCACGGCTGGCGAGGCCATCGCTTTCCCGGTCGGGACGATGGACACGTTCAAGACCTACTGGGCCCCCGCGGACTTCATGGACACGGTCAACACCTTCGGCGAGCAGATCTATGCGCGCCAGGCCGTCGATCCTGAGTTCCAGCGCTGGGTGAAGCTGCATTCGCAGTCCAACCCGCTCCCGATCGTCAAGCGGCCGGCGCTTCTCGTCCGCCTCTTCTCCAGCAACTGAGGAGACCTATCGTCATGTTGGTGAGGAACAAGGAATCGGGCGCGATCGAAGCGCTCTCCTACGATGCGGCAATGACGGCGGCCACCGCCGGCACGCACGTCATCGTCAACGAGGCGGAGATCGCCAAGGCCGATGCGAAGGCTGCCGCTCGCGCCGCCAAGACCGACACGGCCAAGGCGGATGCCAAGTCTGCTTGATGCCCGCCTCGCTCGCGTCCGCCGCTCGGTGGATCGCGAGTGGGGCGAGCCTTTCGCCTTCGTTCCGATGGCCGATGCGCCCGACCGGAACGCGACGGCGACGCTCGATACGAGCCGGACCAGCCGGACGGTCATCGGCCGCTGGTCCGACAAGGCCGAACCGCTCAACCAGTCCGACGCCTACGATCAGCGGACGGACAAGCGGCCCGGCGTCTCGAATTCCCGCACGACCATCTTCCTGTCGCGGCAGGATGCTGCGATCGGCGAGCCCGAGCTATGGGTGCGCCGGCGCGATCGGCTCACGCGACTGTCGGATGGCGCGATCTATCAGGTCGTGACTGCCATCCCGAGCGGGCGCCTGCGCATCCGCTGCGACGTCAACAAGCTGGGCTGACACGCCATGTCCTTGTCTCGCCTGGCGCTGCGGCTTGCCGCGGTCGAAGCCCTGTGCCCGGCCGCCTCGCTGACCAGCGGGCGCTTCCCGACGCTTGCCGGCAATCGCGTGTTCGACAGCCGCATGGACGCCTTCGAAGCGTTGGCCGAGGACGAGCAGGGCCACCCCGTCATCTTCGTCTACACCGAGCAGAGCCGCGCTGTGCCCTATGGCGGCGGCAAGCTCGGCTCAAAAGAGCACTTCGTCGATCTGGTCATCGAGGCCGGCATCGGCGTCGCCAGCACCATCTCCACGAAAAACCCGGATGGCACCGAGACCACATACGGCACGATCGATTTCCCGATCTCCGATCGGCAGACCGAGGCGGTTCTCGACGTCCATGAGGCGCTGATCCGGCGCGTCTTCGACAAGAGGGCTGCCGATCCGGACGGGCTGTTCTTCAAGGTCGCGATGGATGTCCAATCCATCGAGAGCGACCCGCTGCGAGATGCCGACAAGACCACGCGGCTGGCGCTCCGCACGATCCGGTTCGAATGCAAGGTCAAGGCCGAGGCATGGCCGGAGCCGACGCTGGCTCCGGTCGTCCTGACCGGGCTCGATCGCCTGCCGGATCCGCTGCGCACCGTTGCCAACGGTCTCCCGGCCGGCGCAGCCCGCACGCTGTGCAGCGATCTCGCGCCGCTGATGCCGGACGCCTTCGGGCTCTCCGATCTGAGCGCGATCGACATCTTCGCCGCGCTCAACCGGCAGCCGACGACCATCGATCACGACGTTCGCGCCCGCGCGACCACCACCTGAGGGCTCCCCATGAAACTGGTCTTCGCCAAGCTCGCCGACCCGGCGGGATACCTCCCCATGCCCGATCTCGGCGGCAGGGCCTTCCCTGCCGACGGCTTCCTCGTCGATGCCGACGACCCGTTCTGGATGGCCTGTTTCAACGACGGGTCGATCCGTGAGGCCAAGGCACCGGCCGAACTCATCCCCGACGACAACCGCAAGAAGGGCGCGTGACCATGGCCGGCATCGGTTTCAATTCCATTCCGGGGCAGGGCCTGACCGCCCCCCTGTTCGCCTTCGAGGTCAACTCTGGCGGGTCGTTCGACAGTGCCTCGCGCCTGATCCTGATGGGCCACAAGACGGTCGCCGGCTCGCTCGCCGACGCGACGCCGTCGATCGCCTCGACGCAGGCCGAGGCTGACGCGCTGGCTGGGCCTGGTTCAATGCTGCGCGAGATGTATCGCGTTGCCCGTCGCAATGCCGAGGTCCAGGAGATCTACATTCTGCCCGTCGCCGCCAGCGGCGTGGCCGATGTCCGGACCATCACGATCGCGTCCCTGCCGGCTGCCGGCGGCGTCGGAACCTTCGAGGTCTGCGGCGAGCGCATCGCGGTGACGATCGGCGCGGGCGACACGGTCACGACCGTCGCCACCGCCGTCAAGGACGCGATCAACGCCTATTACAACCGCCTCACCGACGCGATGCTGCCGATCACGGCGACCTCGGCGCTGGGCGTCGTGACGACAACCGCTCGCCATGCCGGCGTGCTCGGGACCGAGATCGACATTTTCGTGCCGACCGACATCGCCGGAAACGTCTTTGCGGGCGCCGGCGTCTGGACGCTTGCCACGACCACGCCTGGCACGGGCGTGCCTTCGCTTGCCGCCGCGCTCGCCGCGCTCGGCGACGATCCCGCCGACATGGTGGTCTCGCCCTGGGCGGACACCGCCTCGCTCGACGCCTACCAGACGACGATGTCCGACAGCGCCGGCCGCTGGTCCTATCTGCGCCAGGTCTATGGCCACGTTCTGTGCTGCAACACCGGCAACACCGCCGCGCAGACCTCGCTGGGCGCGCTGCGGAACGACCGGCACGTCACCGTCATCCCGCGCCCCATCGGCGCTCCGCAGCCGTCCTGGCTTTGGGCAGCGGGCTTCGGCGCGCGGCCGATGGCGTGGCTGTCTGACATCACGACCGGCAACGTCTCGCGCAACCAGACCGGCATGATCGTCGAGGGCCTGACGCCCCCGCGCGACAAGACGCTGGTCTGGAACTACGCGGCCCGGAACAGCTTCCTGAACACCGGCATTTCATCCTGGAACGTCACGGTCGGCCGCGTGGTGATCGACAAGCTCGTGACCACCTATCGCCTGGGCGTCTCGGGCCAGCCGGATACGGTTTTTCGCAACATCCAGCGGCTGTTCCAGACGTCGGGCGGGCTGCGCTACATCCGCACCATCCTCGCCAACGAGCACGGCCAGAAGGCGCTCGCGGATGCCAATCCGGGCAACCTCGCGGCGATCTCGACGCCGGCCGACGTCAAGGCGACGTTCATCCACAGCTACGACGACCTCGTGAACCAGGGCGTTTTCGAGAATGTCGCCGAGTTCGCGCGCCGCTGCCAGGTCAAGCGCAACGCGACCAATTCCGACCGCTGCGACGTGTTCGCGCCGATCGACGCGGTCAACCAGTTCGACGTGCTGGCCGCCAACGCGACGATCTACAACCAGTTCCGCGTCGCGGCCTGACCCTCACCCCGTAAGGAGCTTCAATCATGGCCGATTTCGGCGGAGAGATGCGTTTCACCTACAACGCGCAGCCGATCGTGCTGCGCGCTGCGATCTCCTACAACCCCGCGCGGTTCGAGATCGAGGGCATGGCCAACCAGGACAATTCCGTGTCCCGGACGCTGAAGCCGACCGCCTACAACTTCGAGGTCACCTTCGAGGACGGCGCGGACTACGACTGGGACGCCATCATGCTCGGCGGGCCCTACAACATCAGTGTCATCGAGGACACGATCGGCACGCTGCATATGTGGTCCGGCGCGAGCTTCACCGGCCGGCCGAGCGTCAACCGGGAGAACGGCGAGGTCTCCGGCATCGCCGGCATCGCGCGGTCCTATCGCAAGACCGCGGCGTGATCAGCGTCAAGGCGCAGACGGCCGAGATCGCTCGGCTCGGCGAGCGCCTGCGCCAGGCCGGCAAGGGCGCCCGTCCTGCCTATGCCATGGCGATCAACCGGGCGGCGGCATCCGCGCGCGCCGGCATGGTCCGGTCGCTGGCCGCGCAGACGGGGCTGAAGCAGAAGACGACGCGTAAGGCGCTGCGCCGCAAGAACGCGACCGCCGCGACGCTGTCGGCCGAGATCAACTCCGCCGGCGGCGACATCGCGCTGAAATTCTTCGGGGCGCGCGAAACCAAGGCCGGCGTCAGCGCCGCGCCGTTCGGCAAGCGGTCGGTCTTCGCCGGCACCTTCACGAAGGGCGGTCGTTTTCCCAAGCGCGTCGCGCTCTCGATGGGCGGGCATGTCTTCCGCCGCGTCGGCAAGAGCAGGGGCCCGATCAAGGTGGCCGACTCCGGCGTCATCATCCCGGTCGAGATGGTCCAGGCCGAGACCCGCGCGACGTTCTATCGGCTGGCCGAGAGCGAACTGCCGAAGCGGCTGCTGCACGAGCTCGGGCGGCGGCTCGGGGCGGGTTAGCTCCGTTTCATCGCAACAAGGTTACGAACTTCTTGCCCCGTTCGGAGGTCCGTAGCGCGTAGGACTCGGTCCATCCGAAAGGTTCTCTCTTCGTCGCGCAAAAAGCACCAAGCACGTACTGACTGGTCTCGCCGATTTTGGCTGAGCACCGATATTTCGCGAGACGTTACCACGCCGTCGGCATCGGCATATTCGATCCAGTAGTCGGCCAGACGTCGCGGCGGCTCCGCCCGTCCACTATCTTGCGTTGCTCTCTGGTAAAGGAGCCAGATTAAGAAAACGGCAGCGGCAGCCGACAGATACAAAAGCTCCATATCAGCGCCCGCGTTCAAAGAGATCGATCTTTATCGACGTAATGACGACGATGCCTTGTGACCCGGACGGGGTCTGGACCACCCCACGATCGACATCAACTGGCGTGATCTCTGCGTCGAATTGGCATTCGCGTGCCTTCAGATTTGCCGTCCCCTTGCATTCCCCGATCAGTTTCTCGGCGATCCGCTGCTTGGTCTTCTCGCCGAGAAGCGACGCATCGACGCGAAAGCCTTGGTTGCGTGCCACGGTCAGGCACATGAACCCGCCGGACGGATTATCGACGCAGCCGATCGGCCCGACTTTTATGGTCTTGCCGATATAGCTTTGAGGATCTTGGATCGCTTGAGTTGCGGTCAACGTCTGCGCTGACCCGATCGACGGCACGCAGGCTAACAGTCCAGCGATCAACATCCGCATATCAGTCTCCCGAAAAGCCGGGATCATCTATCCGCAACCCGAGATTGTCCAGATGCGCGAAACTGTCACGATCAAGCTTGCACGGCCTGTCCTTTGGCACGATCAGCAGGTCCGCGAGGTTGTCGTGAAAGAACCCACCGGCGCGCTCCTGATGAAACATGGCAACGCGGTGACGTGGTCGCAGTCGGCCGGCGGAAATACGCTGTCGGTCGAAGACCCGGAAGTGATCCGCGCCTATGTCGAAGGCTGTGTGGCCCATGAGGGGGGCGCTGCGCTCTTCGCCCTCCTGTCGCTGGAGGACGCGATGGCCATCCGCGACACCGTGATTGGTTTTTTTACCGCCGCTCGGTTCGCGGCATGGTCGCGAAGCTCGACCTCATCGTCTTCGAACTCCGAATAGCCAGCGCCGCAGAGGCAGCAGCGATGAGCCTCTCGGAAATCGAGTTCTGGGTGGCCCGCGGTCTTGCGACCGGTCGATTGAAGCGGAAGTAGCCGGCCATGGCGCAGATGAAGGCCACGGCGATCATCGAAGCGGTCGACAAGACCGGCAAAACCTTCGATTCCATCGCGGCCAAGATGAAGAGCGTGGACAAGGCCGCGACTGCTTTGGGCAAGGCCAAGGGCATGCAGGGCATGACCCGCCAGATCGATGCAGTTTCGGCTTCACTGGAAAAAGTCTCCAAGATCGACGCTTTTCGCGGCTCACATGCGAGCTTCGCCGAGGCCCGAAGCAAATTCCGTCAGGCTCAGGCCGATGTTGCTCGGCTCGGCGCAGAGATGAACCGCGCGACCGCGCCGACGGCCGCGCTGAGCCGAGAATACGCACGAGCACAGCGCGAGGTCCGCGCGACCTCTGCCGCATTTGAGGCTCAGAAGGCCGCAGTCCTCAGCAACAAGCGGGCTTTGGATCAGGCCGGCATCGGCGTAGCGAAGCTGACAGCCGAAGAGCGTAAGCTGAAGATCGCGACTGACCAGGCCACTGCTGCGCTGTCGAAGCGTACGGCGATGCAGGGCGGGTCTGGCGCGGGTTCCGCTGCAGCGAAGGCTGGCGTGACCACTGCCGGCGCGCGGCAGCCGGCCGCGATCGGAGTTCCCGGCGGCGGGCTTTTGGCCGGCTTTGGCGCCTTCGCGGCTTATCAGAAGGCGCTCGGTTTCGAGAAAGAAATCAACGCCGCCGAGGCTCGCGGCGAGCTGACCAAGGCACAGTCGGAGCGGCTGCGCCGTGAGGCGCGCAATGTCGGCGCAGAGGGTATCGGCTTCACCGGTGAGCAGCTCGCCAAGCTCGGGCGCGAATACGTCCAGGCCGGCTATGAAGAGCACGCCGCATCATTCATCCGCCCGACCGCGCGCTTCGCATTGGCGGGCGACGTCGATGCCGGCAAGGCCGCCGATTTCACAACTTCGGCTTTGTCGGCCTATCAGATCAAGCCCAAGACCGAGGCGGAAGCCGTCGCGGCGGCAAAGAAGTACCAGGATATCGTCGCGCGTGGAGCCAACATCTCCCGGCTCGGCGTCGAGGATTTTGCGTCTGGCTTCAAGTTCTCCGCCCCGATGGCGGCAAAACTCGGCGTCTCGATGGAGCAACTCGCCGCCATGATCGCGACGATGGGCCAGTCCGGCCTTCGCGGCGATGAGGCGGGTGTTGCCATCCGATCGGCGCTCGTGCGGACGGTGAAGCCGACGCAGGACAGCCGGCAGGCAATGGCCGAACTTGGGCTGAAGTTCGAAGATTACCAGACCTCGAAGCAGGCGATCGTTCCTGAGGATCTGATCAAGGGTCTTCGCCAGCGCGGCATTTCGGTGCCGGATGCGATCAAGAGCAAGATGCCCGGCATCATTGCAAAGGCTCAGAGCGGGGATGGCGATGTCGGGACCGCGCTCACTGAATCGCTGATCGACGCACTTGGCGTCACAAACGTGATGGACAAGAACAAGCTGTCTTCGATGGTCAGCAGATATGTCGCTTCGCTCGGCGAGGGGCTGGACATTGAGAAGTTGCTTTCGGACCTTCGCGAACGCGGCGTTACCGCAGGCCAGACGGCCCGCATCTTCGATGCCAAGCAGGGCACGCGCATCGGGACGATGCTCTTCGGCGACGATTTTCAGAAGTTCATCGATGATCTGAAGACGAAAGCGCCCGGATCGGTCGATCGTGCCGCTGAGAAGATGAACCAGGGGGCTGTCGGCTCTCATAATCGCTTCGTCGGCTCGATCGACAACCTTGTGCTGTCGTTCTCCGAAAGCGGAGCGCTCGACAAGGTCGCAAGCGGACTTGATGCGCTGGCCAGCGGCATCCGGTCGATCGCGTCCCTCAACCCGGCCATGCTGGACTTCGCGACCAACGTCGCGCTCGCCACTGCAGCGTTTGCGGGCATCGCGAAAGTCACAAGCGGCGCGGCGGCAGGGGCAGGGGCGCTCGGGGCCGCAGGCGGTGCGGCTGGCGCGGCGCGACTGCTGCCTGCATTCGCCAGGTTCGGCCTGCCGGCTGCTGCAGTCGGTGGATACTATGCCGCCACGGGCCTCACCTCTGCCGCGAAGGGCATCGGATCGTTGGCCGGTGGGGCGAACTACACCCCGGTCAACGCCGAAGCCATCGCGGGGATGAAGGCGCAACTTGAAGGCGTCAACGCTCGGATCGCAGACATCCAATCGCGGCTGCACCCCAGTCGCGCCGGAGAGCCGAACCCCGACATCGACCGGTTGCGTGGCGAGGCAGCAGAACTATCGAACCGCATCAGCCTCGGCGAGCTTAAAGCCACGGTTGAGCCCGACCAGATCACGGCGACCGTGAAAGACCCTGTCACCGCGACCCTTGACGGGTCGATCACGGCCAACATTAAGGTCAAGGTCGACGGCGGCAGCGTGACGGGCATGACCTCCAGCAGCACGACGCCGCTGGTCAGGACGAGCGTCGGGGCCTCGATGGGCCATCTGGCCACAAGGTAAGCCATGCGCGATTGGTCCAAATCCCTTCGCCCTGCGTCATTCCGCGGGGCGCGCTTCCATGTCGAGACGGAAGAGCTTTCGCATGGCGGGCGCAATACCGTCACGCACGAGTTCGTCCGCTCGGAGGACGTGCTGTCCGAAGACATGGGTCGGAAAGGCCAGAAGTTTAAGCTGAAGGGCTACGTCGCCTCCGATCTGGCCGACGTCCAGTGCCAGGCCGTCATCGCCGCGTGCTGCGCGCCGGGCGAGGCCACGCTGATCATGCCGCTGCTCGGGGCACGCCAGGTGCTCTGCACGGACGTGAGCACGTCGATGTCGCGCGAGAAGCTCGGCTACGTCGAGATCACGATGGAATTCGTTGAGGCCGGCTCGCAGGCGGCGTTCCCGTCGCTCCCGATCGGCGACCGGCTGGCGATCGGCGCGCTGGCGCAACTGTCGGCGCTCGCGTCTTCCATGGTCGCGCGGATCGGCATCCGCTGATGGTCGCGCTGCTCTACAGCGATGGCCGGATCGGGCTTGCCGGCGGCGTGATCCGGTCGGTGGCCGATATCCTGATGGCGGCCGCCTCCGGCCTGTCCATCACCGACGCGGACAAAGCCGACGACCTGATCGTCGATCTGGTTTCGCTGCGGGCCGAGAGTGTCACGACGGCGACGATCGACGGCATCGGGCTGCTGACCGGGCGCCTTGTCGAAATCGTGCGCGATCTCGGCAGGGCGTCTCAGGACGCCGACATTGCCGCGCCCGTCTGGCGCGCGGCCGCGACCGCGTGCGCGGCCCTCCAGGCTGTGAGCGCATCGCCGGTCGTTCTGCGCGCTTCCGGTCTTGCGAACGCCGTGGCCGGCCTGCTCGAGGCAGCGTGCTTCGGCGAGTATGCGGTGGCGCTGTCGCAAGGCTCTTTCGTCGATCGCCAGTCCGCGCTCGCCGCCAAGGGCACGCTGGCCGCAGATGTCGAGGTGATGCTCGATCGCGTGGCGGTGGTCTGCGGCGAGGACGTTTGGAGCGTGACCGCACAGGCTGTCGGCTATGCCACCGATTATCTCTCGGCTCGATCGCTCGACCTGCGCCCGATCATCCTGGTCAATGCAGCCGTGTCTCTGCCGGCCTGCGCGGCCGCATGGGCTCTCTACGGGGACACGGCCCGCGCCGACGAGATCGTGGCCCGCAACCGCGTCGGGACGCCTGCGCTGATGCCGTTGTCCTTCGAGGCTCTCGCGCCATGACGATCGAGGACGTGACGCTCACGGTCGGCGGTCTTCGCCTGCGCGGCTTCCAGGAGGTCAACGTCAGCCGGTCGGCCGAGGCCGCGGCGATCAGCTTCGGCTTCAAAGCGACCAACCCGTCATGGACGCAGGACGCGTTCAGCCTGCGCCTCGGCGCGGCCGTGCAGCTCTATGCGGGCAGTGACCTGATGAGCGACGGCTACATCGACGATTATGCCGGCGACCACGGCGAGGCCGGCACGCACGAGGTCCGGTGCTCCGGACGCTCGAAAGCGCAGGATGCCATCGATTGCCAGCCGGCCAAGCACAAGACCGGCCGCGTCGAGAACAAGACGCTGTTGGACGCCGCGAAGGAATTCGATGAGTTCGGCGTCGGCTTCACCGCCGATGTCGATCTGAAGCCGATCGCCAAGATCCAGCGCAACCCGACCGAGACGACGTTCCAGACCATCGAACGCTATGCGCGTCGCGACGGCTTGCTTCTGCAGGGCGAGCCGGACGGCAAGATCAGGATCACGAAGGCCGGGCAGAAGCGCATCGCCGGCGCGCTGGTCGAGGGGCAGCCCCCGATCAAGAGCTTCAAGGTCCAGTTCAGCGCCAAGGACAAGCGCTCACCGATCGTCGCGCGCGGCCAGCGCGCTCTCGGCACGGACAAGAAGGCTCTGCGCCAGACCATCCAGGAGTTCGATCCGTCGGTCGGCCGCTATAAGCCGCTCGTGGTCTTCGTCGAGGGCGATGCCGACGACGAAAAGCTCAAGAAGCGCGCGAAGTGGGAAGCCTCTCGTCGCGCCGGCTCGGCTTGCACCGTGTCCGTCACCGTCGCCGGCTGGCGCGACGAGGCCGGCATGCTCTGGGAGCCCGGCCGGCTGATGGCGATCAGGTTTCCATCCGAGCGGATCGACCAAGACATGGCTTTGAAAAGTGTCGCCTTCAAGCAGTCGATCAAGGACGGGACGACGGCCGAGCTCGAATTTTGCGACCCGCGCGCGCTGGGCGGCAAGGACGCCAAGGGCAAGTCGGATAGGGCCTATGCCGCGCCGGAGACGGACTGATGGCGGCGTTCCGGTTCGATTTCATGGGCGTCGACGACGCCAATGAGCAGCAGCAGGTTCGCGGCAATGGCTACGCCGGCGAGGAACTGACCAAGGTTCACCGGGTCCAGTCGCACGGCCTGTTTTCCAGTCCGCCGGTCGGGTCGCATGGCGTCGGCCTTCCGCTCGGCGAGGAACGCGAGCTGACCGTCGTGCTTGGCGGCGAGAGCCCCCAGTATCGGCCGCGCAACATGCCGCGTGGGACGATGGCGATCTACAACGCTTTCAGCATCATGTGGAAGCTTCTCGCGGGAAAGGCTGATCTTGATCATGGCGGCAAGGATCACCATGCCCGCGCCATCGGCAAGCATAAGGTCGAGGCCTCGACCTGGTCGCAGATCGACAGCCCCGCGGTCTATCTCGGAAAGCCGCCCTACTACCCAGTCATGACGACGGCGGGGCCTTCGCAGCACGTCTTCGCCGGTATCGGCCCGGCCGCACCCGACACGCCTTCCGGCAGCATCTGACGGGCTTCTGATCATGCTGAGCATCACACCGCTGGAGACGGCGGGCGTCGAACTGTTGCCGCCCGACATCGTGTTCAACGGCACGGCCGGCGATTTCGTGCTGACTGCCGGCACGCTGCAGGCGAGTGACCCGATCAAGACAGCGGTGGTGATCCTGCTGTTCTCGGATGCGCGCGGCACCGAAGACCAGATGCGCCGAGCCGACGAGACGGATAAGCGCGGTTGGATGGGCGACGGCTTCGACGTCGATCGCGCCAGCGGCGAAACCGACCTCGGCTCGCGGCTCTGGCTGCTGCGGCGAGAAGCGCTGACCGACGCGATTGCTCGCGACTTCCAGGACGAAGCCGCTCGCGCGCTTCAACCCCTGGTCACGCAAGGCGCGGTGGTGCGCATCGACGTCACGGCCGAGGCCATCCTCGAGCCGCCCGGCAACCGCCTCGTGCTGACCGTCAACCTCTACGGCCGCGACGGCTCGCGCCGCTACGCCGAACGCTTCGACATCCTCTGGAACGACGCCAGTGCCCTATAGCATCCCGAAGCTCGCCGACCTGTCGCAGCGGGCGCGCCAGATTTTCGCGCAGGCGTCCCCTGGCGCGACCGTCGACCTGTGGCCGAACCCGTTCGCCGTCATCGCGAAGGTTCTGGCCGCAATCTGGTACGAGATCCACCTTCGGCTTGACTGGCTCGCGCGCCAGCTTTTCGCATCGACCGCCGATGACGAATGGCTGGATCGGCATGGGTTCGAGCTCGGCATCGCGCGGCTGGCGGCCGTGCGCGCCGTCGGCCCGATGACGGTGTCTGCCGATACCGGCGTCACGATCCCGGCTGGCGTCACCTACCAGCGCGGCGACGGCGCGATCTTCCGTTCGCGAACCTCGGCGATCGGCGCCGGCGCGGTCAGCATTTCGTTCGAGGCGGTCACGCCGGGCCTTGCCGGGAACACCGCGGCCGCGACCACGATGACGCTGCAGGACAATGGCGGCGTGGCATCGCTGAGCGCGATCGCGACCGTCGATGCCGGCGGGATCGGCGGGGGTGCGGATCGCGAGGCGCGCGAGACGTTCCGGGCCCGCGTTCTGGCTCGCAAGCGCAACCCGCCGCAGGGTGGATCGGCGTCCGACTGGGAGGCGTGGGCTCGCGCCGGCAACGCCAACATCACGCGCGTCTTCGTCGACTCCTTTTCGAACACCGACCGCCGCGTCTGGCTCTCCTTCCTGACGACGACCGGCATCCCATCCGGCGGCGACGGCGCCGCGCTTCAGGCCTATCTCGCCGACCCGAACCTGCGGCCGGTGACGGCCCGCGTGACGGTTGTCGCGCCGACGGCCGTGCCGATCGCGGTGACGGCGACGGGCGTGCTGCCGCTGACCACGGCAGTGCAGGCTGCCATCAATGCCGAGCTCGCCGCGCTCTTCGCCGAGCGGATGCAGGTGGTGACGCCGAATCGTGCCTTCACGCTGCCGCGCGCCTGGGTCAGCGAAGCGATCTCGCGGGCGACGGGGGAGGACCGCCACACCCTGACGGCGCCTGCCGCCGATGTGACCTATTCGACTGCGGGGCAGTTTCCGACGCTCGGCATCGTGACGTTGAGCTGATCCATGCCGACGACATGGCCTTGCGATGTGCTGCCGAGCAATCCGCCCTCGGTTCAGGACGCGCTCTCTGCGCCGAGCGAAGCGTCGTTGCTGCCGCAGGTGCTGGCTCTCGCCCCGCGTGGGCCTGCATGGGGCACAGACGAGGCTGGAGACGGACAGGGCGCTTCGCCTGTTCAGTTGAAGCTCTGGCGGGGCATCGCCGGGTGCATCGCTGAAATCTACGCTTGGGCTTTCGAGGCGGCGACGCAGGCCTTTCCGACCGCGATCACGTTCAGCCTAGCGGACTGGGAGAACGAACTCGGGTTGCCCGACCCGTGCGGCACAGCAGACCAGAGCCCGGAAGCGCGCAAGGCGGCGATCCGAGCCAAGGTCGTTGCGCAAGGCGGGGCTTCGCCTGGCTACTTCATCTGCGTCGCGCGCGCGGCCGGCTACGACATCACGATCGATGAGCCATCCGGCTTCGAGATGAGCGGTTCGGAGCTTGGCGACGGCGGCGGCGAACTGACTGGCACCAACCCTGAGACCGTCTGGATCGTCCGGCCCGAGGGCTTCCAGATGTTCGAGTTCGAGCTTGGCGCAAGCGGCGGCGAGATCGGAAACGGCGGAACGCGGCTGGTCTCCTACACCGACATCGCCGGCCTCGAATGCCTGCTGCGCAGCATTTCGCCGGTCCACACGCAACTCGTCTTCGCCACCTCCTGAAGGTTCACTGACATGCAGTATATCCAGCCGGTCGGCCCGCAGGGGCCGGCGAACGCCTTCGGCAACGATTATGTCGACAAGAACGCCGGGGCCGGCATCGCGGGCTCTTTCCTAGCGGCGGACGTTCCCGAGCATCTCCAGATTGAAATCTTGAATGCGATCGCCGCCGGCGGGCTGACGCCAGCAGCAGCGTTGGACCAACTCGCGCTTGCCATACAGTCTGGCAAATCGACCTATGCCGTCGCGACGGGCGCGGCCAACGCCTGGACGGTCGCCCCGTCGCTTGCTGTGCCCGCCTACGCCGCCGGCCGCGTGCTCAACATCATCGCCCCGGCGACCAATACCTCGACGACCGTCAACGCCAATATCTCGACGCTCGGCAACCGCCGGGTCAAGAAAGCTGACGGAACCGATCCGGCCGTCGGCGACCTTGTCTCGGGCAAAATCTACCCGACGATCGACGACGGTACGAATATCCGGGTTCTGACGACGCTGCCGAGCGATGTGGGCGCGCAGAAGATCGCGTTCAACGTCCAGCAGACCTCGTCGATCACGCGAACGATCAAGAGCGGCATCGTCGGCGCGTCGGACTTCCTGACCGGCTCCTACACCAAGAAATCCGCGACCAGCGATCTGGTGGTCGAGTTTCTGTCGAACACCTTCGACGGCGGCACGGGCGCGAACATGGCCTGGGCGCGACTGACGCTCGGCGCCAGCATAATCTATGCGGTGCAATCGAGTTCGACCGTCTCGATGACGTCCACGGCCGCGACGGCGACCCGGAAGATTTCAGGGGTGGCGCCGGGAGTCCTGTCCTGGGCTCTGGCTCACGGGCGCAACGACGCCACCGCGTGGACCAGCCGCATCTGCCCGAACACCACAGACGCCGCGTTCATGCCGGCTTCGACGCCCTGCTCCGTGTTGATCTACGAGGTCGAACCATGACGAAGACGAGCCGCGCTCCGGCGGATGCCGATATCGATGCGTTGATTCGGCTGGGGGCGAAAGAGATCAGTGAGGTCCGCGGCGGGTCAGGCGCTCTCGTCGGATACGACCTCGCGCCCGCGATCGACATGGCGGGCTATCCCGCCGCGGTCGCCGAGGTGGAGGCCGGTCGCCTCGCCGCGCGGTGGAGCGAGCTGCGCGCCGAGCGCAACCGCCGCATCGCCGCCTGCGACTGGACGCAGTTGCCCGACGCGAGCCTGCCCGAGACGACACGCGCCGCCTGGGCGGCGCATCGCCAGGCGCTGCGCGACCTGCCGAAAGCGACGAAAGACCCCGCCGCCCCGGTCTGGCCGAAGCCTCCGGCCTGATCCCGCGACGCGACCGGCCGTTGAACCCGGCCGGCGAAAATGGTTCAATCGGAGCGGGCCTGAGAACCCGAACAAGCAGCGACCGTCGAGCGCATGGCGTTCGGCGGTCGCGATCTGGCCGATCGAGGCCGGGGTCGATCGTTATGTCCAGGGCGAAAGCCTAAAGACGATCGGCACGTATGCTTGCGTGTTCTCAGCCCCCGGCTGCCGGTCCGTCACCGGCGCGGCCCTGAGAAGCCGTTGCAAGCGAGTCCACCCATGCAAGGCTTCGCGCGGCTCCTCGCCGCCGGCCTGCTCGCGCTGCTTTGCGGCGCGGCGCAGGCCCAGTTCTTCGCCGGCCACAGCCCGCGCGGCCCCGGCGACGCCGACCACATGGCCTATGCCGAGGCGATCGAGGGGCCGCAGGCTCAGCAGCATAATCTGCTGAAAGTCGCGCCCGCCTTCTCGATCGCGACCGCGCCCGGGCTCGGCGCCACCGCCTTCCGGGCGGGGCTGGCGGATGCGGCCAGGGCGCTCTTCGGGCTCGCCGGCGGCTGCGACGCCGGCCAGACGCAGACCTTCTACTATTACGCCGCCAGCACGGGCGGCGTGAGCTGGTCTGTCCACAACCTCGACAGCCGCACCCCATGGCGCAACCTGTTCTACTATTTCCAGCCGCCCGGCGCGCCCGAGACATGGAAGCGACCCGTGCTGGTCGTCAATGACGGCCTCGGCATCGATTATGCGGCTGGGGTCGCCCCGCCCCGCTATCCCGGCGAGAACATCGGCGAGGCGCTGGCGCTGGCGGGGCATCCGGTGCTGATCATGGCGCTGAAAGGGTTCGACAAGACCATCTTCCGGGGCCTGTGGGGGCTGCACGGCTCGGAGCAATACGCCTCGATGATGCGGGCGCGGGGGCTCGACGGCTATTCGGGCTGGGTGCAGGACGCGCATGACGCGATGTGCCTGCTCAAGCGCTGGCATCCGGGCCGGACCTTCGGCGTCACGGGCGTGTCGAAAAGCGCTTCGCTCGCGGCGCTGACGGCGCTGTTCCACGACGATGTCGATCGCGTCTATCTCGCCTCCGGCTTCAGCGAGTTCGAGCGCAGGTTCGTCTCGATCTCGACGAGCTGGGCCTATGCGCCCGGCCAGCTTCTCCAGTTCGAGCGCCAGGCCCTGCTGCTGGCGCTGCAAGGCCCGCAAATCCGGCTCAGCTACAGCGAGATCGACGATCTGCTCTATCGGGTCGAGGCGCTGGAAAGCCGGGTCCGCAACGCCGTCAACCCGATCCGCTCGGGCTGGGGGCTGCCGGCGGTGACGCAGCGCAACCACCTCAACGGCCACTACTACGACCCCGCCGACGCGATCTGGTTCTTCGGCCAGTAGCGGCGTCCAGCCGCATCCTTCATCTTCGGAGTCCGCCATG